GCTCCGTTAAGGGTGTAAAGCTGGTGATGAAAGCAGGAGAGGATCCCATTGAGGATGAGAATGATGGCACACTCCTTTTGGATTGCACCACACCGGGGCAGTATTCATCCACTCCTTTTGTGGTTGATAACCTCACCAATGATCAGCCTTATACATTCGCATGTTTCCCTTATTCAGATCAGGGAGCGGTGAACCGCAACAGGGCAAATCAGAGAACGGCCACACCAAAGGCATATGTTCTCCTGGGATTCAAGATCGATAAGAACGATTCAAACCCGGCCACAAGGGTATCATACACGGAGCAGGCAGTAGGGCTCACTCCTGCAAAGGTAAACCTTTCAACCGGAGCTTTCAATTATGGCTCATTTGCCAATTTTTGGTTTGTGACAGAAAACAAGCCATATATGGTGAAATCTGATGGTACAGCTGATTATGAGCTTGATCCTAACGATTACACCAAGAAATTGGATGGCACAGCATCAGATGTATCAAATCTCTCATATGATGGCAATGCAATGGCCAAGATCCCTCTTGTATACCTCAAGCAGTGGGAGGATTCCAATTATGAATACTGCAATATCTGCAATATTCAGCTGGATGATGATTACAAAGCATATGCTCACATGAGATCTGATGGCACTGTGATGGATTACATTTGGCTCTCCTGCTTTGAGAGTGCCAAGAACAGCAGCAAAGCAAGATCCATTAAGGGATTAACCCCTATGGTTAATGAGACCGGAACCAATGAGATCACATACTCAAGGGCCAATGGTTCTCTTTGGTATACAAGATCCTGGAGCCAGCGCAATCTGATCAATATGCTCCTGATCCTCATGAGCAGATCAGACAATTTCCAGGAATCCTTTGGATATGGATATCATACCGGAGGATCCTCAAGCTCACCCAATTACCTTGCAACCGGATATGGTTCTGCAAAGGGCCAGTTCTACGGCACCAATGCAAACAGGGATGTGGTAAAGGTATTCCACATTGAGAACTGGTGGGGCAACATTTGGGAGAGAATTGCAGGCCTGATGTATGTATCCGGCACGATCAGAACAAAGATGTATCCCACATATAACACAGATGGCAGCGGATACACCAATACCGGTGTGAGCATGAGCGGCACAAATGGTGGATATGTCAATCAAACCAAAATGACGGAAAATGGCAGATTGCCTGTTGTATGCTCAGGATCAGATTCCACCTATACCTGTGATGGTGGTTGGTTTAATGCCAGCCAGGTGGATTATGCGATTGTCGGCGGCTCCTGCAACAATGGTTTGCTTGTCGGTGGTTCTGCTGTGTCTTTGGACAATCTTGTGTCGCGTGCCACCTGGTACCTCGGGGCTGCCCTTTCTTGTGAACAGCCTGCCGCATAGCGGCCGGGGGATCCGGGGCACTCCCCGGTAATACTTGAAAGGTAACAGGAAAGTAAATCATTTGAAATAATTTTATAGGGGAGATGGTGGGTGCCATAGGCCTTGGCCGGTGTTCCCGGTGCGATTGTCGGCGGCAACTGCAACAATGGTTTGCATGTCGGTGGTTCTGCTGTGAATTTGAACAATCTTGTGTCGAATGCCAACTGGAACATCGGGGCTGCCCCATTCTTATCAATAATGGAAGATTTAACCAAACCCACCATTTTCCTACACCTCAGGATGTTGAAATACATCTAACCAGTGGAAATCATGCCGATAAAGGCAGGGCTCAGTAAGTGAAAACCCACCAGCCCTGAGGCGATAAGAAAGAAGAACCTGAATGAAAAGTTTTAGAATAGCGGATGATGAGGCAATCTCTCATGACAGAGTACAAGCGGCCATTCTGAAACCATCCAAAGGAAAGAGGAACAGAGCAGATGTGGCCAAGGTGCTCTCCAATATGGAGAAAAGCATTGAGCAGATCACCAAGTATGAGCAGGATATGGTGCACGGCAAAATCAAGCCGAGAAAGCACAGCTCATGCATCATAAATGAGAGAGGGCCGCATAAACAAAGAGAAATACTGAAACCTGATTACATGCCGGAGCAGATCATACATCACATTGCAGTGGATGCAATAAAGGATGCAGTTCTGCACGGCATGTATATTTATGTGCTTGGATCTGTACCTGGCAGAGGAGCACATATGGGAAAGAAAGTGATTGAGAAATGGATCCGGACAGATGAAAAGAACACCCGGATCATAGGAAAGATGGATATCCGGCATTTCTTTCAATCCGTTGATCATGAGATCTTAAGGAGCTGGATCCGGAAAAAGATCCGGCCGGGAGAGATCAGAGATCTTTTGGAGATACTGATTGATGCATGTGAGATGGGCTTGCCATTGGGATTCTACACATCACAGTGGTTTGCAAACTTTCTCCTGCAACCTCTTGATCATTACATCAAAGAGGAGCTGCACATCAAATATATGACCAGGTACATGGATGATATCGTGATTTTCGGCTCAAGCAAGAAAGAGATCCATAAAGCGGTGAGGGCAATACAAGATTACCTGATGGGTAATTTCAATCTGCACATGAAAGGAAATTGGCAGGTATTCAGGCTTGAATATGAAAGCAGGGAGGCGGCCATAATGTGCAGCACATTGAAAGAGCTGCAACAGCTGGATGGGGATCTGAGTGCTATGAAAATCAAGCATAAATGCAAGATGCACAAGAAAAAGAGAAAGATTTTCATTGCAGAGCAGGTTCTGATCCGGAAAGAGAATCAGATAAATGCCCTCCTGGAGAAACACCATGGAACCATAGAAATGGAAACCATGCTGCACGGCAGGCCGCTTGATTATATGGGCTTTGAATTTCACCGAAACAGAACGATCATCCGGGAGAGCATAATGCTCAGAGCAACCAGGAAAGCTGCTCAGATATCAAAACAGGAGAAAGTGTGCTGGAAAGATGCCAGCTCACTGCTCTCATATATGGGCTGGTTTAAGCACACCGATACATACAACACATTTCAGGAGCGGATCAAGCCCAAAGCATCAATCAAGAAAATGAGAAAAATAGTGAGCAAACACCAAAGGAGGTTGAACAATGCAGATCATATGGAAGAATGTAACAGGATGCCAGCCAAACAAGCCGGATGAGGTTGATACCACATCAAGCCCTACAACAGTGTATCTCAGGAGAAACATCCAACAGAAAGAGATCACACAGAATGAGGAAACAATCATAGTGTGGGCCTATGAGGAGGCGCAGCTGACCAAAGAAGAATATGAGGAATATTTGGAACTGGCACAGATCTTTTCCACACCTGAGATGGAAAAGATGAAAGAGAGGCTTGAGGCTCAGGATACCATCATTGCAGCATTAGCATCAGATGCTGAATATACAACCTGCATGTTAGAGATGGCAGGCATCATTTAAGAGAGGAGGTGGCACATATGGCATATTCATCCATGAAAAAGATCATCAATGCAAAGAATGCAGAATATGATCGTGGAGCGGTAACAGCTCAGAGATATCTCATTTGGGAAGAACAGCAGATGAAAAAGCTGGATGTATTCCTGGCCTGTGACAGAATCACAGATGATGAGTACACAGAGCTTGTGGGGATGTTCAGAAATGTTGAGGCAGAATAATTTTATCTGCCAGCATGAGGCATTAAAACACTGCAAGCGAACATTAGAGGAATGCAGCACTGCATGCAAGCACTATGGAGAATGTGGAGAATGTAAAGATTATTACATCCCATATTCCCAGGAGCCATGCAGGAGCTGCATTTTTCTGAATGTGGGGATACCTACAACACAGGAAAGGAGCAAAAGATGAGCATAGGACAGATCACCGGCTGGGCGGTCGGCATCATTGGATTCCTCTCTCTGTTTATCGAGGTATCCAAAATCAAGATCAATCCAATCAGTGCACTGCTCAAATGGATAGGATCCAAGGCAAGTGCGCAGCTGATTGAAAAGATCGATAGCAACCAAAAGGAAACAAATAAGCGGCTTGATGGGATTGAAAGAAAACAGGAGGAGCTTGAGAAAAAAATAGAGGAGCTCTCCCTCCAGGAGGCTATTGATGTGGCCGATTCAATCAAAACACAGATTTTCTCATTCTATCACGAACTGCAAAAGCCGGGCATCCGGCATTCAGAGGCTGAGTTCAATCAGATCATAGCCCTGAATGAAAAATATGAGAGATTGGTGGAGCGAACAAA